TAGTAATGATTGTTGCCATCTATATCACCTTTTCTGTGATGCTTTAACAGCCCGTAGTCTTTTCTCTGCTTCCTTCTTGGTAGGAGAGTATCCGGGTACGTTATCTATTTTCCAGCCATGTTTTGTTTTACGGATTGGCATTACCACTTCACCTTGTGCGACCAGTACCTAGCCGACAGCTTGGATGGATTTGGGTCTTGAGCATTGTGGCGAGCGTAGTATGATTTTTTACGCGCCTTATCTTTTGCGCTAGTAGGATTGCTGCCAGCACCTTTTACGCCCTGTTGACCAAACCGAATAGTCCTAACTTGATCTCCAACCTTAGCTAGTACGACATGGCTTTTGGTTGGATGATTAGGTGTGCGTTTCGGTTGATTAAATCCGCTTACGCCCAGCCTTTCAATTCTTGGGTCTTTCTTCTTCATAAGAAAAGGGGGCAGGTTTCCCTACCCCCTATCTCCGTCTTAGGCGTTTACTGCCAGAACGAAACCGCTGTCAGGGCGATATGCCTTAACACCGTACAGAGTGTCAGCAGTGTACAGAGTGCCGAGGAACTCTTGCTTGTACTGAGTCTGTGAACGAACACCAACTTGCTCTGCAAGAATCATGGTGTCTTGATGGATGAGCATAGCTGCCTTCACATCGCCACCAGCCGCGTTGTCGGCAGCAGTTTCGATGACAGGGCAGTTAGAAGTAACGTATACGTCAATTCCGTACAGGCTACCAATCTTGCCGTTAGCAACAGGGGCGCCGCTTACGAAGTCGGAAGACACGTAGCGATCAATGCCCATGATTGCATTTCGCAGGGAAGGAGGAATAACAAATGCGCGATTGTCCATAGGAACATCGGCATCGTCTTGCTTCTGAATCAGACCGCGCAGTGCAGCGTCGGTGAATACGTCAGCAGAAGCTACAGTGTCTACTGCGTAAGCAGTCAGACCAGTAGAGGCGTCATTGTAGTAGACAGCAGAGTTAGTCCAGTCGGAACCATCGCCATCGCCCAGTGACTTACCCAGAGCAAACAGGTCAGTGTCAATCTGCTTGGCAAGCGCGTAACCAGCGTCACCAGTGTAGAAACCACGAAGAGAAGCCAGAGCCTGAACTTCGGTGATGTCTTCAATGATGCGAGAGTATTCATAGTGCTTGTCGATTGTTACCTGTACTTCGCTTTCGGTGTCGTTCTGTACGGTTACAGCAGTGTTCTCTGCCTTAGCGTAAGCTGCGCCACGGATAGGAGCAGGGATGTGAATGGTATCCCCTTTCTTACCGGACATAGACATTTTCTTAACAAGGTTCGCGAGAACAAGGTTCTTCTCGTAAGCTGCGCGAATCTCGTCGCTCCAAATTTCAGGGACAAAAGTTGCCGCTGAAGTGTTATCTACAAAACCGCCAGTAGCGGGAAAAGTTGATGTAGCCATCGTAATATACCTTTAATGTTAGTTTCTTACGCGGCCTTCCTGATACGCTCGCATAATCTCTCCAGACATGCTTTGGTAACGTTTCGGGTCAGTCCGCATTAGCTCAATAATGTCGGCTCTCCGATATATCTTCTTGCTTGGGGCTTCGGTACTGCCTGTAGCCCCGCCTGTTGATGCTGCGTTCAATGCCTGCTTACGTTCTTTGCGTTCAACTGCTACGGTCTGCTTTGCGACATTCTGAATCTCCTTCCATGTGGAAAAGAGTTCGTCTGCCGCATCATAGTCATATTCGTTGTTCGCCTGCTCGTATAGCTTCTGTCGGACTTTGCTTCCTGTCACCCATTTCTGGAAGTCAGCGTTTAAAGCAATCTCCTTCAGGTCAGGATGCTTCTGCTGCAAAGCGGAAAGCGTCTGACTTTGTTGCATCTGAACACCCAATCTCTCCAAATGCTTAAGCGTTGGATGGTTTGAAATTTTGTGTTCTACAGCTTTATCAGGGTCAGCGAAGAAGTCTATCTCTTCAGCCTGCTCCGGTTCATCTGATTTGGTTTGCTTAAGAATGAAGTCATCAATAATTTTTCTGTACTGCCCGACTTCCTCACCTTGCTTGCCTAGTCGTGACTCGGCTTCTTGGTGCATCTTGATTAGCTCGTCAGTAGTCTTGTTGCGATATTGCGCTGGCAATTCACTGACCTGCTCCTCTTCGGGTTCACTTGCGGCTGCCTCTTGCGAGACCGCATCATTATCTTCTACTTCATCTACCTCTTGCTTACGTTCATCAATTATTTGTGCCACTATTAAACTCCATAACTAACAAGACCAACTAAGCTACCCCGACAGTGGGACTTATTGATTGGCTACCTTGCGTTCTTTTTTTATCTTCTGTTGCCTGTCTCTTGCCCACTTCATCGTTGCACCCGGAAATGCGCCCGATATAGGGTCAAGAACTACTGTCGCAGCAGAGATAATCCTACTACTGTTATTGCCGCATACAGGGCAAGGACGAGCTTGGTCTTCTTCTCCAGTACGAATGAACGCCTCGTTGATGTGGCCTTCATCACAACGGAAATCAAATACCTTCATCGCTACCCTCATTCTGTAAACGGTCAACGGTAGATTCTAGGTTAAGCATAAAGGATAGAATGTTTAGCTGTCCTTTCCTGAAGAACATATCATCGTTATCCTTTGTTGCTTCAACTGAATTTATTTGAAGAGCGTTGGCACTCAACTCTTTCATTAATTCTTTCCAACCAGCAGTCATGAACATGTCCTGCAAGTCGTTGTAATAATTCTCGTCAGACTTATCCATTCTTGGTACGCCTGCTAGATTGCTTCGGCTTTTCTGTCATGTGCTTCTTGATGTCGTGAAGCAGTATTGTCTGTGTTGACTCCAATGCCTGAAGTCTTTTGTCTAGGCGTTCTAGGATTCCGTTGATCTGAGTAACGACTTCCTGCAACTCTCTTTGACTTACCATTAAGAAATAGCCTTTGCTGTATCAAGATTTAATCGCTTCTCCTTCAAGGCGGTTTCTGCAACCTTGAGTCTGCGTTCAAACTCCTTGTCATCCGCCGTACCTACTTTAAGGTTTGCGGTGATTGCCTTAATCTGATCTGTTTCCAGTTCAACAGGGATTGCCTTAGTCTCTGCTGCAATCTTCTGTGCGCGAGCCTGCGACTCTGCGGCCTGTCCGTTCAGCGCATTTGTCTGCGATTGCTGGAAGGCCATAGCTGCTTGCTGTTGAGCCTGTGCTGCCTGCTGTTGTTCAGGAGACATCTGTGATGCCTGCTGGATTCTGGCGATCAGTTCTTCCCTGTTGCTGAGATTCATGTTGTCAATGATTGACTGAATCAAAGTCGGGTACAGCGGAGAATCTTGTCCCATAGTCTGTAGCAGTTGAACCAACTGTGTTACCTCGTACTCTCTTGCAATGATGCCGAGAGATGAAGAAACCTCGAATTGGTAATCTGCGACAGGGTAAATATCTGGCTCAAATTGCATATATCGGTAGGCTGCTTTTGATACAAACGGAATCAGGAATGATTCTTGGAAGTTAATCAATGTACGCTTGTGGCGCTTAATGATTGCGCCAAGGGACATGGATATGCCTGCGGCTGTGGATTCACCATTGATGGAACCCGGAATGCCAGCAGAATCTATAGCGCCTGTGGCTGTCTGAACCATCTTCTGTAGTTCACCAGCCTGTGCAAATGTAATCTGCGATACTTGACCAAAGTTCAATGACTGCAATACTTCAGCCGGATTACCATTGGTAAGAATAATCTTGCCAGCCTTAACTTCCGGCCTTGCTCCTCGCGGAAGACGGGTAGCGTCCATAGCCATCATGGGATGGACTGTAAGTGCCAGAGCATCAATCCTTGCGCGGAGTTCTGCGTCCAATGCTTTCTGTGAGTTATATCCCTTCTCGCATACGCCTCTGCCCCAGAAACGATTAGGTACTACATCCCAAGGGAATGCAATCACTGGACGGTCGTTCATCATGTACGGGTTCTTCTCCGCTTTAAGGAGAGTACCACCGTTCGCTACCACCACGATTGCCTCAACATAGAAGGTCTTATCTTCGTCGCTTGGTGCTAGCTCTTCAACCTCTTCATACAGATCGTCAGACTCAAGCAAATGGCGGGGGACAAGTCCATAATACTTAGTCAGACGAACCTTATCCGTAGGCTGCGTGGTAAGTTCATGATCTGCGTCTAGGTCTATGTCAGGGTAGGCATAACTAAACGGCACGTCCTTGTAGACTCCCTTTTCTTGCAGGAGTTCTACTTGATGCACAGGGACAAACTCATCAATCGCTACACCGATGGAATCATCCACACTGGTAGCTACTGGGTCTATCAAGAAATTCTGGGGCTGTATGCTTCGTAACTTACATACAGTCCTGTCGAACATCTCTACACCCACCTCTTGAAGCTGTCCGTCCATTGTAGGGCGGGAGGCAGGTCGCATATCAACTTTGGATTCGAGGACTAATTCTGCGATACCAGTACCGTATACGGCGGCATTAATCAGGCATTCGCCTACAGCCTTGCGTACTTTGTTTTTCTTGAAATCTTTGGTTAGCTGTTCACGAAGATAGGCAACGTCTTGTTGATCTTGATCGTCGTCTTTGATGTCAAAGAATTTACCGCGTCCAAACGTAGCTTCTTCAATCTCAGCTACGGAAGATTCAACCGCCTGTTGTAATGCAGGGGAAATGATCTGCGATCTTTCAGAATCGCGGTTACGATCTTCGGAACTGAAGATGCCTCGCCATAGACGATAGTATTCGTCAAACTTCTGCTCGTAGTTTGATTCGTAGTGGTCGCGCCATGCACGGCACTTCTCCATAACCCAAGACTCAAGCGTCTCTTCTATGCCGAATTTATCTTCGTTGCTTTCTAGCATATTAGTATCCCGAAACAGCATCTATGACTTCAAAGTCATCTATTTCAAAGTCATACGAATAGGACACGGTAGCCAACTGATCTATGTAGGCTAGCGCGTCCACCATATCATCGTGTGTTAAAGCATCTGGGAATTGAAATATCTCGTCCAAGAATTGAATGTTCCATTCGCCCTTGTTAAGGATGCAAACGCCATTCTCGAACCTCCCTTGTAATGCCCACATTACACGGTCTGTCTTCTTCTTGTTTCCGTGAGTTAATTCCTCTACACGGAAGAAACGCTGATACTTCCTCATGAGATCGGTCAGTGGCGACATAACTGCTTGTCGAGCTATGCCCTTTTCTATGCCAACCGAGACGGGTTCGTAGTCCCTAACAACCTGAAATATCTTCTGGGCAGTTTCGTTTAACTCCCAGCGTCCGGTTATTATATCACAAACCCACCACCCATATTCGCCGACTTTTACCACAGCAATAGCAGTGTTGTCAAGTTTCTTGTTTTTGGTCTTCTTGCCTACCTCTTCAAAGCCCGCAAGGTCAATGGCGACATAGTAATCACCTGTTGTCGGCTCGTTCTCATCAAACTGAATCCAGTCCTCCCTGAACATCTCCGAGCCTCTTGCCTCGAAGGATGCCATGAACTCCTGCCGAAAGGCGTAGGAAGACATGGATTGCTTGGCTGCGTCTATCTCTGACTCGTCAAGTAAGTTGTTGTCGTAGCTTGTAAAGTGCCATGCTTTATAAGTTGGGTCATTGCCTAAACTGGCTAGCTTGTAGAGTTCATAGAAATGATTTCTACCCATTGGTGTCCCGATAAATAAAGCCTCGCCTTTTAAGTCTGTCAACGCAGGTCGTAAGATCAATTCCCAGACATCCGGCTTCATATCCGCATATTCGTCCATCACTAGAAACTTGAGGCTTACACCGCGCATAGTCTCAGGTCTGTCGGCCCCTTTCAAGCTGATGGTTGTTCCGTTGATTAATCTGACCTGCATGTTGTTGACGTGGGAGTTTTCAATTACGGGCTGACCTATCTCTAGGAGTAGGTTCCACATAATGTCCCTAGCCTGACCTTGAGTTGGTGCAACATAGAAGACTTGGCCTTTCTCTGACTTCAAGGCATTCACGATAAGAAGATAAGCCGCCAGACGAGACTTGCCCGTCCGACGGCCCGCAGCAACAACCTTGAAACGTGTGGGGTCGTTCCAGACTTCCTTCTGCCAATCAAGGAGGCTGATATTTAGATTCATCTGCTCTTCGCTGTTTTCTTTGCAATCTTCTTGGGTTGTTTAGAAAACTGCTTACCCTTTGCAGTATCCTCACGTTTCTTCCGCGAGGTTGCGGCGTATTCCTTTGAAGACAGAGACTCCCTTGCCTTCTTTGGAAGATACCTTTCTCCCGTGGCTTTCTTGCCTTGGGTTGACGGCTTACCAGATTTCGTACCCCATTCCTCTTTAGTCCACTTGGATAAAGACTTCTGGGATTTTGTTTTACCGCCAGAGTAACCACCGCCTTTAGCTTCATACTCTTGTGCTACGAGTTGAGCTTTACGCGCTGACCACTGACCTGCTTTGCCACCCTTCGAGCCTGCCATCACCTTATCTTTGATGCGTTCGCGAAGAGCCGGTTTAGTGTAGGCCATTACTTTTTCTTAGCTTTCTTTTTCTTTGCAGCTTTTTTCGCCGCAGCTTTGCCTTTCTCTGTGTATGCGTACTTCTTACCGTTTACCATTGGCATAATCTTTCTCCTATACCGTTAGATCAAACTTCGTTCCGTCAGACTTCAACAAGAAGAATGACACTATTGCAGTAAAAGTAGAGCCTGCGTCTGGGGTGACTGTTAGGTAATCTCCCTCATTCATGACAAGGAAAGTGCCTTCTCCGCCAAACTGATCGTAAGAACCATTGGCAAGAGACTTGTTGGATTGGAAAGTAATAATAGAGCCGTCATGCCATGCGGCTGAATATCCTGCGGTAGAGCCTGTGCCGTTGGCTATGAACAACATAGTCACCCTAGCTTCGTATCCAGTAGGGACGGTAAACAGAGTGTTACTTGTTCCTGCGGTTAAGTTCTTGCCAATAGAGTAGGCCGATTCATCGTACATCGTATTCTCCAAATCGAATCATGTTTGTTACTTCTACAGCACGTTGACCAACTTGCGTTGCCCACAAGGAATCAAGAAACTCATCGGCTGCGTCTTCATAGTCCTTAACTTCCATGGCGCGAAGGGCGTACTTAAATCTCCTGAGTTTCGTGATACCAAGGTTAAAGCATAGATTAATCATGGCTTCCTTTCGGATGCGGTCTAAGTCCTTGTACCATCGGAATGCGTTGTTCAGTTCGGACTCACATCTGTAGATGTCATTCTTCAGAAGATAATAGATTTCGTCATCCGACAATCCTACTTCGTCTAGGTTCCTGCCTACGCCTATGGTCAGGACGCCAAGAGAATCCTTGTATGGCTTGCGCCGCAACCCCTCGTGCCGTACCAACATATCAATCAAGTTCGTCATGTTCTATGGTCTCGCCAATAGCGGGGGTTTCGTTTACCCCAGTGATGGTGATATTGACTGTAGGCTTGCCGCCTAGCTTGTCTTTATCAAACGAACCTACGGGCAGAATCCTATCCACGATCAACTTCCATGCCGCAGCCTGATTCTTGTGGTCGTCATCCATTGCCGCCTTGAAGATGGAATTAATTACAGCAGGCGTATCTCTCCTCGCGAGGAATCGCTGCTTCATCTCCTTCATTGCGGAGTGGTCACCCTTCGGCCTACCCCTACCACGCTTAGTCGGCACAAGCTCAGACTTTTTGGGCCTACCGCGCTTGCGCTTTACGGGTTCTAGTGATGTATCTTGATTGTCTTCCATTACAGCTTCGTAAGTGTTGGGTGTCAATAATTAATGAATTAAACCATGATTTATTTATTTTCGCCAACAATTAGCGAAACACGCTAAGTTATTGGGATGCAGGGTGTGGGGTTTGTTCTTTTTTTTTCAAATTCACCTGCTGCAAATTTGGGGGGCAACTATAAATTTTCTGCACCGAGCCAGCCCCTCCCCATCCCC